TAGTATTAACTCTAATATTTATAAACATAATGAGCTATAAATAAAATATTAACAGGAGTTTATCATGACGATCATTTTGAATGAAACTATGCATATTAGAGATGAGATGGTCGACAATGTTTCCCCATGGGTATGGTTAAAGGCTGATACTGTTACGTTTCCTGCAATAAAAGAAGATTGGGAAAATTACCTTAAACCCACACTTTTGAAAAATGTTACAGATTGGTCATTATGTATCCAAGCAGGAGGATGCATGGGAATGTATCCAAAATTGTTATCTTTCATGTTTGAAGAAGTTGTAACCTTAGAACCTGATAGTTCAAACTATAATTGTTTAATAGCTAATAGTGCAGACAGAAATAACATAACATCACATAATTTGGCATTGGGTGCATATAAGAAAACTGTTGAGTTATATCACCCCTTTCCAGAAAATCCTGGTCAAAATCTAATATCTACTAGAGATAGATTAAGGTACTCTGGTCAAGTTTCTGAAGTAGAAATGATCACTATAGATAATCTGAATGTGGCGTCATGTGGGCTAATAATGCTTGATATAGAAAAATATGAACTTTTTGCTATATTGGGCGCAATAAAAACAATTGAAACATTCAAACCTGTTATTATATGTGAATACACAGAAACTACAAACAACACAATTAATGCACTATTAGCAGAGCTAGGATATGCTCTTGTTGATAAAGCACAAAATGATAGTGTTTTCAAATATGATGGGACTATCCCAGAGAAATATCTTAAAAGATCAACTTGAGTCTTTATAAATATAGGTGAACCAATCAGGATTTACCATGAACAAGTTTAGAAGCTTCGTCCGGGAAGAATTAGCATTAACCCTACAGTATCACGATACTCTCAACCAGCTTATCTGGGATGGCGAGAAGATGATACCTAAGATTCAGGATAGGCTTCTACAGATTGGTAATATGTGGGCTGAGTTCTCTCACATCCCAGAAGATGCTATCAGAGATATATGTCTAACTGGCGGTAATGCCAATTACAACTACACCCCATATTCTGATCTCGACGTGCATGTTCTTATGGATATGTCTAAGCTTCCTCATGATAAAGAGTTCCTAGCTGACTATCTTCTTGATAAGAAGATGCTTTGGGCATTTAAGCATCCATCACTAACTGTCATGGGTTATCCTGTAGAACTATATGCTCAGAATTATAGAGAGCCTGTTGCTTCTCATCAGGGTGTTTATTCTCTCCTTAAGAAGAAGTGGCTTTATAAACCTAATGTAGAAAATCATCCTGACTTCGAAAACGATATCGCTCTTAAGGCTAAGATTGAAGAATACATTAAAATGCTTGATACTGTTCTCTCAGAACCAGGTGATCATGTTGTTGAAATTAAAAAATTAAAAGAAAAGTTTAGAGAGATGCGTTCAGCTGGTATTCATCAGTCAGGTGAGTACAGCAATGAGAATCTTATCTTTAAAGATTTGCGTAATCGTGGATACTTTCAAAAGCTAAATGATTACCTACAAAAGACTATGGACACGCAATTAAGTCTTTACTAATTTGAGCTTTTATAGTATACTGTTTGTTGTCATGAGCCAGTGGGGATAGATGAATTTTTACACTAACGCATTCCAGATGGGTAACCATATATTTGTTCGTGGTATAGACAGTGGTCGTCGTTTTAAGCAGAAGGTTGAGTACTCTCCCTTCTTATTTGTTTCCTCTAAAAAAGAAGATGCTGAATACAAAACCTTGACAGGATTACCTGTTGACAAGATTCATTTCGGCTCTATCAAAGAAGCAAAGGAATTCGTTGAGACCTACGACGGTGTGTCTAATATGAACATCTATGGTCTTGACAACTTCCTTTATTGTTATTTGAATGAAGAGTATCCCAACGAAATTCGTTATGATAAAGAACAGCTGAACATTGGCACACTAGATATTGAAGTTGAGTCTGATACAGGGTTCCCTGATCCTGATAAGGCTGACAAGGTTGTAACTGCTATTTCGTTGAAGGTCAAGGATAGAGTTTGCGTACTGGGTTGCGGTGATTTTGTTAACACTGATCCTAACGTTGCTTATATTAAGTGTAAGGATGAGTTCCAGTTACTTGCTAAGTTCGTTGACCTTTGGCAGCAGTATGATCTTGATGTTGTTACTGGTTGGAGCATTGAGTTCTTTGATATTCCATATCTCGTAAACCGTATCACTAAGATTCTTGGTAGTGATTATGTCAAGCGCCTATCACCTTGGAATATTGTTCATGACAACCAAGTGACTGTTATGAATAAGACACGCACTGTTTACAATCTTCGTGGCATCTGCGTGCTCGACTATCTTGAACTGTATAAGAAGTACACCTACACTAATCGAGAGTCCTATCGTCTTGATCACATCTGCTCTGTTGAGATTGGTGAAGGTAAGACTGATTACTCAGAGTATGATAGCCTGTTTGATTTATACAAGAAGAACTTTCAGAAGTTTATTGAGTATAACATTCGTGACGTTCAGCTGGTTGATAAGCTAGATAAGAAGTTGAACTTTATTGATCAAGTATTGACTATTGCTTATGATGCTAAGATTACCTTTTATGATGTATTCAGTCCTGTTAAGACATGGGATGTTATCATTCACAACTACCTGCTTGCTAACAAGGTTGTTATTCCTCCACGTAAGACTAGTGCCAAGGCTGATCAGTTTGCTGGCGCGTATGTTAAAGATCCTAAAGTTGGTATTCATGACTGGGTGGTATCGTTTGATATTAACTCACTGTATCCGTCACTGATTGTTCAATACAATATCTCACCTGAAACTTTCGCTGGTAGTATTGATAATAAGTTCAGCGTTGATGAACTACTTGCTGGTGTTCTTACCGATGATACTATTCAGAAGAAGATGAAGGATGGTAACTACGCTATCACTGCCAACTCTTGTTTGTGGGATAGAAGTATAAAGGGTGCATTCCCTGCTCTTGTTGAGAAGATGATTGAAGAACGTAAGCTGTATAAGAAGAAGATGATTGCCGCCAAGAAGGCATATGAGAAAGAACCTACCCAGAAGTTATACAATGAGATTGCTCGTTGTAATAATATGCAGCTGGCTCGTAAGATCCTACTAAACTCTCTCTATGGTGCTTTAGGTAATAAATACTTCAGATACTTCTCTATTGATTTTGCTGAAGCTATTACATTGACTGGCCAGTTTGTTATTCGTTGGATTGAAGGCAACCTTAATGAATATCTCAATGGTGTACTAAAGACGGGCAATAAGGATTATATTATTGCTGTAGATACGGATTCTAACTATGTTAATCTTGGTCCTCTGGTTAAGAAGGTTGCTCCTGAAAAGAGCATAGAAGAAACTGTTGACTTTGTTGATAAGATTTGCGAGAAGAAACTTGAACCTTATATTGATGAGTGCTTTCAAGAGTTAGCCAACCACACTAATGCTTACACTAACTTTATGAAGATGAAGCGTGAGTCTATTGCTAACAAAGGTATCTGGACTGCTAAGAAGCGTTACATCCTAAATGTTTATGATAATGAAGGTGTGCGTTACAGTGAGCCACATCTTAAGATGATGGGTATTGAAGCTGTTAAGTCTTCAACACCTGCTGCTTGTCGTGAGTATATCACTGATGCTCTAAAGCTTATTATGAAAACAGATGAACAAACAGTACAAAAGTATATTGCTAATCTGCGTATCAAGTTTAGAGAGCTACCATTCCAAGACATAGCATTCCCAAGAGGATGCCGTGGTCTCGGTTATGGTAAAGAAGGTTATGGTGATAAGAACACTATCTATAAAGCTGGCACTCCTATACATGTTCGCGGAGCTTTACTATACAACCATCTACTAAGTAGCTATGATCTAACTAATAAGTATCCGCTAATTCAAGAAGGTGAGAAGGTTAAGTTCTGTTATCTGAAGACACCTAATTCTTTAAGAGAAAACATTATATCTGTTCCAGGCATACTTCCTAAAGAGTTTAATCTTGACAGTTATATTGATTATGATTTACAGTTTGATAAGTCATTCCTTGATCCTCTCAGCATTATCTTAGATGTTATCGGTTGGTCACCAGAGAAACGCGCAACATTAGAAGGATTCTTCTCATGAATAAAGTAGTAGTGGAGGTAGATGATTTTGATTTTGGTTTTACAGCAACAACATCTGATCAAATCGTTGCTCCTGTCGTACAAGACTTGCAGGTTAAGCAGCAGTCTATAGATGAAGCTGAACAAGTATTCAGCAACACACTAGAAGAACATCAGAAAAGGATAGACAATCTACTAAAAGCTATCACTCCCTTGCTTAATAATCTTGCTAAGGATGCTGACACTAAAGAGTATATCCACTGGCCAAATCGTAGAGCGAAGATTGAGGAGTTCAGAATAAAATTAAACAACATTGCTGGAAAATAGATTGACTTATTTAGAATTTAGAGTATTATAGTTGATGAGTGTATGAGGAGATATTATGAGCATTTTACAAAAACTAATGAAGACTTCAACGATTAAGGATTCAGATATTCTTTCTGATTCTAAGTTGTTTGGAAAAGAGGATATGGTTCCCACAGCAGTGCCGATGCTTAATGTAGCATTGTCAGGTCGTCTTGATGGTGGATTAGTTCCTGGTATTACAATGTTTGCTGGACCAAGCAAGCACTTTAAGACTGCGTTCTCGCTTATGATGGTCAAGGCATATATGGACAAGTATCCTGATGCCGCACTGTTGTTCTATGACTCAGAGTTTGGTGCGCCTCAAGCATATTTTAAGACGTTTGGCATTGACACTTCACGTGTACTACATACGCCTGTTACTGATATTGAACAACTTAAGTTTGATATAACAGCACAATTAAACAGCATCGATCGTGGTGATAAAGTTATTGTTGTTATTGACTCTGTAGGTAATCTTGCTTCTAAGAAGGAAGCTGAAGATGCTCTTGATGGTAAGAGCGTTGGTGATATGACTCGCGCCAAGCAGTTGAAGTCCGTGTTCCGTATTGTTACACCGCATCTTAAGCTAAAAAACATTCCACTTATTGTTGTCAATCACACGTACATGGAAATTGGTATGTTCCCCAAGGCTATCGTTGGTGGTGGTACTGGTGCATATTACTCTGCTGATAACATTTATATCATTGGTCGTCAGCAGGAAAAAGATAATAAAGAAGATGCTAAAGAGGTAACTGGTTACAGCTTTATCATTAACGTTGAGAAGTCTCGCTTCCTTAAGGAAAAGTCTAAGATCCCGATTGAGGTTTCGTTTGATGGTGGTATTAGTCCCTGGTCTGGTTTGCTTGAAGTAGCACTAGAGTCTGGTCATGTTATCAAGCCAAAGAATGGTTGGTATCAAAAGGTTGATATGGAAACTGGTGAGATTGGTGAAAAGAATTATCGCCAAGATGATACTTACACCAAGGACTTCTGGCTACCTATTCTTAAGTCTAAGACGTTCAGAACCTTTATTGAAAATAAATACATGATGGCGACTGGTAGCATCATGTCTGATCAAGAACTTAACGACATCTATGGCGAGGACTAATGCTAGAAGAAATCATCTTTTCTCACTTGCTCTTCAACGAAGAGTATAGTAGGAAGGTTATTCCGTTTCTTAAGAATGAATACTTTCAAACTAGAACTAATAAAATTCTATTTGAATTGATTGACGGTTATATTAAGACCTATAACGTTGTTCCTTCTAAAGAGGCACTCAACACAAAGCTTCAGTCTCTTGATAACATCTCAGAAGATGACTTCAAGAGTTGCGATGAACTTATCACTAAGCTAGAGGCTGATCTTAAAACATCTGTTGATTGGTTGTGTGATCAGACTGAGAAGTTCTGCCAAGAGAAGGCTGTCTACAACGCTATCATGGATTCAATCAAGATCATTGATAAGAAAGATAAGAAGCGCGGCACTGGATCTATTCCTGAAATTCTTACTGAAGCTCTTTCCGTTTCTTTTGATACTAATATTGGCCATGACTTTATTGAAGATGCTGATATTCGTTATGACTATTATCATGTGAGAGAAGAAAAGCTTCAGTTTGATCTAGAATACTTTAACAAGATTACTAAAGGTGGTCTGTCAAAGAAAACTCTTAATATCATTCTAGCATCTACTGGTGTTGGTAAGACGATGTTCATGACACACTGTGCTGC